TGTAATTACAACTGATATGTCAGATTCCAATGTATTATCAGCAGTATAATTTTTGTGTTGGTCAGTATTTTCCGGAAATCCTAACCCTTCTAGCCATCGTAGTACTTCTGTGTAATTATTCATTTCTTCGTCAACAATAAACTGAAGAGTTAAATCATCATATGTCAATTTATCTTGTTGAGCGTAAAATGTTCTCAATGGAGTATTCATCTCGACAGGAGATGATGATACGCCGGGAATTGAAACCGATTGAGTAAAAAACTCAACATTCGGCATTCTGTCTATTGAAACAGTAAACGAAGCCGGTGATAAATAATTGTTAATAATTTCGGGCATACCAAATCCTGATAAATAAATTTATTGGTTTACATTATTTATAACGCTGAGGTACATCATGAGAATCAAATCATTTTCCTATGACATGGATATGGGCGGACTTGCCCTCCACGAAGTCGCACGACTACATCACACATTTTTCGTCGATAAAAAATATGACTGGTGGTATGAAGTATTACCAGACGATGTCGTAGTTGATATTGGAGCTGGAACAGGAATGTTCTCAGCAAAAGCTTTAGATGCTGGCGCGAAAAAAGTTTATATGATTGAACCTAATAAAAGACTTTTAAAAACAGCGATTAAAAATGTCAGCGAATATATGATGGATACTGAAACTCCTAAGGTCATACCAATTAATGCCGCAATAGGTAAAACAGATATTGATTTAAGTAATGTTTATAAATCAAGTACAATTGTAGAAGAAGATGAGGACTGTAAGCTTTCATCGTTTAGAGAATTCGTAGGTAAATATGATTTAAACCATATTGATTTTTTAAAGATTGATGCTGAGGGTGCTGAATTAAACTTCCTACCTGAACACTTAGATTATATTTCATCTCATGTACGACACGCAGCAATTAATGTTCACGTTGATGCTCAATATGGTGCTGCTGATAAGTTTTGGAATTTTAGGTCAAAGATTATTAAACCATTTTTAGATACAAATAGGTTAAGATTCCAAGATGAAACTTTAAGAGATAAAGTAATGGCTCAAAATTGGAATCAACTTGTACCAAGAGAATTTATGATTTATATTACTAATTACTAATATAGAGCATAAAAGAACACCAATCCGTTTTATTTCCATTATATAAAAAGAAATCATTATAGGCATTCTCTCGATCTTCGTGTTCTAAAAATCTAATTTGGTCTGTATCGAATCGTTGAAGCAATGTATCTCTTACGCGAATCCATTGTTTGACTTGCCAAGGATTTGTGACATGGAATTCTACCGCGATATGACCAACAGCATTTTTCAAGTATGACATATTTGATTCCTTGAAAATGTCATACTCTCCACCTTCGCAATCTATTTTAAGATAATCAATCCAAGAAATGTCATACTCTGTCATACACTCAGCAAAATTCATTACTCTAAATGAAGTGTCTGTATTATTATTGAAAACATTCTGATAATGTTCTCTGTCGCTTCCTATAGCGGCGTGTATCGGCACAACAGGTAATTCCCCATTGTCTATAAAGTATGCTGATGTATTTTTTAAGAGCGTTTGAAGATGAGCTCGTGAAGGCTCGATAGCGTATATCCTATGAGCCCCACAATCAAGAGCATGGCATGTAAAGAAACCCACACAAGAACCAATATCGACGACAACATCAAGAGGCTGAACATCACGATACCATTCATAATCCTTTCTATGAAAGAACTCATGATAGAGAGTATTGATGTCATTGAGTGGTAATCCTTCTACACTTAAGTTTTTATTTAAATATCTCATTACGTCTTTGCACTAACTCAAAATATCCATTAGGTCCTACCTCATAGATATCTCCAATCTGAATATCGGTTTCATCTAATATCCAGTGTTTATTATCTTCGTCCGATTCTTTTACAATACGAAATCCGTTATCGAACGTATTCATTATTAAACCCTTTACATGTTTAAACATTTAAATTTCCTCTAAGTCAGTTGTGAATTGGTCTTGGGGTTTTGTCTTTTTCCAAAAGTTCAAGGTTCGTTTCGTTTCAGCAATCTGTTTCTTTAATTTAACAATTTCGTCTTTTGTTAAAGTCATGATACCTAATGAGAGCAATCTGGCACAGTCACCTCCTTCGGCCGATGTCTCGTTCATTATTTGTTTCTGAACTTGTGTTTTGGTATTATCCTTAAATACAACTCGGCCATCAACCACAGCTTGGATAAATTCCATTTTCACGGTTAACCAACGAACCTCTTCCGTGAACTCTGTTTTACGTGCATCGATTCTTTTCTGTAAAATACCTAAACGATAATCGCAAAAATCCTTAATCAGTTGTCGTGCGTCATCATATTCACGTAGCTTACCATCGTAATCAATCACGGTTAAATTTTGGGCAAAAGGTTTACTCAACTTAAATTTACTAATAATTTTAGATCGAGACCATTTTGCCGAAGTGTTTTGTTTCAGTTTTACTTCAAACCTGAAACCAGTTTTATCACATAGGTCCTCATAGGAAACAATGTCGCCATCATCTTCCAAACCATCAAGGACCTTCACATATGATTCCCTGTCAAATCCGTATGGCACTTCCGTAATGGAGAGTAGCGTTTTTGTTCGCTGAGTGAAAGTACCATACGCAATATATTTTGTTGGGTCTTCTTTGTTTTGTTCCACAGTTCCACTGAACTCTGGGAATTTAATATCAATAGGATTTGCAATATCACCTGTTTCCAAATATTCCAAACACGCAGCACTAACACTTTCAGGGCAATGAGGTAGAATATTTGTAGCGAAACCAGTTGCAATACCTTTTGTTCCATTAATTAAAACTAAAGGAATGACTGGTAAGTAAAATGCAGGTGGTTCGTGTTCTGGGTCATCATGAACTGGAGATAAATCCAAATCCTTAATGTACGTGTTGAAGTTATCTGAAAGGCGAGTATAAACATACCTTGCCGCACCAGCCTCTTGTACCAGTCGAGTACCAAATGAACCTCGGCCTTCAATTAAACATATGTTGTTATTCCATGTTGCCGCCATTAATTGACCAGCACCCGCTGCCGAAGCCTCGCCGTGATTATAACCATAATCGGAAATGATACCAGACACAGCTGATACCTTTTTAAAATCTTTTTTACTATTGAGTATTGATGAATACAAATAGAACCTTTGAACAGGTTTTAATCCATCAACCATATTTGGAATCGCACGAGATTCAACGGTGTACATTGCAAATGATTTCCATTCATTACGTGCTACACTTGAAATAGGATATTCAGTACCTAAAGTATTTTCACTTGTAAAAGCAGTTAAATCACTCATAATATTCCTCTAAATTTATACCTCGGAAAAAGTTTTCCTTCGAAACTTTACCAGCACTTAAATCATCAATTAATCTCAATGCATTATCTTTTGTTATCATTCCTTTCTCATAATTTATTAACATAGGACAAAAAAATCTTTGACATCGTTCTGGTCTGTTTTCATATATGGAACATTTATTATCACTAGTAAGATTTATACATGGCAAAATTAAATCATCGCCACCATCAATTATTACTTTATCAAATAATGTACCATTACAACAATGACCACATTCAAAGCACAAATTATCCAAACATAAACTCCTTACGCAATGATGAATCCTTACCAAACATCATTTGAAGTACATCAGCGTCGTCCATTGTGACGACATCGTAGGTTGGTTTATTAATTATAATACTATATTCGTCCTCTGTCAATGACCCAAGACCTTTTATGTATCTATGTTTCCAATTCTTTTCTTTTGATTTAAATGAAGAAGCTTCCTCATAAGTATAGAACCATTTTATATCTTCACCTTTCGTTGAAATCATAATTGGAGTTCTGGTAATCATTACTCTTTGTTCAGTTAAGAGTCGTGGCCAGAATTTATAAAAGAATGCAATTAATAATGGACTGATATGTCCAATACCATCATGGTCAGCATCAGTTAGTGTTGCGATATACTTATATGACATATCATCAACACTGTTTGGATTATTAATATCCAAACCTAATACAGCAACCAATTCACTCAATTCTTTATTCTTTAATACATCAGCGGGTTTCATATCCCACGTATTCATAATTACGCCTCGCAATGGAAACGCACCTACTTTATCTGGGTCGCGAACCTTTAATAGGAAACCCATTGCCGAGTCTCCTTCCACAATTTTAAGTGTCGCATCATCTTTATTTGCCGCAATGTGTTTTGCAACCTTAACCTTTCTTAATTTTTTCTGAGCCAATGTCGCAGCTCTTTTATCAGCTGCCATTTTCTTGGCAAGTTGTGCTTCGATAATTGGGTCAATAATAACAGGTGTATTTAAAATCTTCCTTGCGATGGCTTGGAAATCTTTAATGTCAGCCTGTTCAACGTGTTCCTTAATATTACTTTGTGGATTTGTTAAGCGTTCTTTTGTTTGACTGTCAAATTTTGGATTAATAAAATTACGAGCAAACATTACAAAGGTCAAACCACCTTTAATAGTAGTTTTCATCACCTCGATTTTATGTTTACGCTTAATCATTGTGACAAGTTCATCAACAATACTATTCACAATATAATCTACATAATTACCACCCTGTCTGGTATTCACGCCATTTATAAAACTATTAGAGCGGAATCCATCTTCAGATGGAGCAAAGAACATTGCCAGATTATCTGATTTTTCTATAATTGTAGTTTCATCAAATAATGCAGCGTATTTCTTTAAATCTGTGACCTTAATTCTTCTCTTATTAAAATAGAAATTAATTTCAGGGAACGCCATTTGTAATGACATCAGTCTATCTTCAATTAATGATACTGTGTCTAATTCTTGTAGTGTGTCGACTTCAAATAAGTCAAAGTCTGGTATAAAAGAAACTTCAGTACCTGAACCAGCTTTGGCCCCTGTTTTAATTTTTAACTCATCAGCACCATCTTTACAATGTACCTCCAGGTATTTGCTGTCAGCCCATGTACGACCAATAAACTTTGATGAAAGGAAGTTTGTCGCGGCCGAACCGACACCGTTGGTACCGATTGTGACTCTCTCGTCGTCGAAGGAAGTACCAGCATTAACCTTAGTCCATGCGGCCACAGGTCTCAAAATCTCTTCTTTAGAGGTTTCGTCATAAATTTTATCTTGTGGAATTCCGCGACCATTATCAGTGACGGTAATTTTATCTCCGTCAATGGATACATTAATCTTATTTGAGTATTTAAAATTAGTTCTAATCGCCTCGTCAATTGCATTATCTAATATTTCATCAACCATTTTAGATAAGGCAGGGACATATACAGCTTTCTTCCATTCACCACAAACAAATCTTTCTATTTGTTCACGAGAACTAGAACCCATATACATACCGATACGCTCTCGGACATGCTGACGAGCTGTCAATATTCTAAATTGTTCTGTCTGTTGTGTCACTTATGTACTCTCCATTTGAATTGCCATTCTATCATATTACTTGTCAAAAGTCAACCCCTATATAAAAAATAATTTTTTCGGAAACGTGTTGACAATGGGCCAGTTTCCTGTTAGTATTTAACTATGATTTATCTATTAATAAGAAAAAGATTTGCAAAAAGTGTTGACTTTTGCTTGTTAAAGTATTATAATAGTAATATAAACAATTGGAAAAGGAGGAAAAAATGAGTTGTTTACATAATGATATGATTCTGGATAATCTCCACATGGACGTTATTTCAGAGGACGAACAAGGTCTTTTAGAGCCTGAAATAAGAGACATCGTGTTGGATACTGGTTTACATCCAGATGATGATAGAGATGAAATATTAATTAGAATCGTTGAGGATAGGTTTGACGCCTTACCTGACGGTCCACAATAGGAGTTGTTATTATGATGGACCCTAAGACTTTTAAATTGCTTGCTGAATGTTCAGTAAGAGATGGAGAACAAAGATATACCGAGGCCGATATCAGGGCCATGGTAGGTGCTCCAACTAGAGAAGAAGAGGAATACTGTATTTGCGGTGATAAACTGGTCGACTGCGAAGATGGTTATGTACATATGACCAGTGGAGTGTAATTATTATGAATTTTAATATTAAAGAAATCGCAAAAGATCTTGGTTTTGGTATCGCGGCAGTTGCTATTGTAGTCGGAACCATGTTTGCAATTATTTCCCTTTTGGAAATGATTAATATGACAGAAGATAACATTAGGCTTGCAATTGCAACACCCTTTGTAATTTACTTCTGTTGGATGTTTGGAAGTTTAACTAGGTCAATCTACTTTAAGGATTAACCTAACTTTTGGTTATATCGTTATATCAAAATATTATATAAAAGTTTGCGAAAAGTGTTGACTTTTACTAGAAATTTGGTATAATGGTAGAGTAAATTAAATTATGGGAGTGAAAATGTCAACATTCACAATTGAACAAAATCCAGGTTCTTCTGGTACGTCCCTTCAGGGATATATTAATGCGTCTTACGACGATTTGGTTCTTGCCTTTGGTAAACCAACCTACGATGAAACATCAGCCGACAACAAGGTCGACATTGAGTGGTGTTTAAAGATTTTTGAAAATGACGACGAAGATGGTATCAACGTCACCATTTATAATTGGAAAGATTACGATGGTGGCAAACGAGCCACTGCTGACCTTGATTATGAATGGCACATTGGCGGACACAGTCCTATCGATGCGGTCACATTGAAAGAAGCTTTCGTTTATCAATTATCACAAAAGGAGGTTGCGTAATGGCAATAGATAAAGATGTTCTTAAGGCTATGGAAGAACTAAAAAATAACAAGGCCACAAAGAAACTGGCAAAACAAAGGCCAGAAGATTTTTCTTTGTATTCTGACTCAGTTGATGATTTCGATGTGAGTGAACTTGGTTCCAATTTTAGTTTTGGTAGTTATGGAGACTCCGATTGGAATTAATTGGATTATTCCTAGGATTTGTGTTTGTTTTAGCACTATTCCTAGGGTTAATTAAAATTTTACTCGGCCTTGCCGAGTTTATTTGGAACAATGTATGGACTGTAATATTGTTCTTTATATTTTTTATAATGATATTAATATCGGGAGTTTATTAATATGGTAGTTTCGTTCTCTGGTCCACGAGGTGGTAAGGTTGATATGGGTCTGCAAAACTATGCGTTGATGGCAATAAATAATTTTGCCAAACAACTAGGCATAAGAAGGTTGCGGACAGCAATTGAAGTACGCTTTCACCACAATTTATATGTTGACAACTCCCAATGTAGTGAAGGTCTTTGCGAAGCTCTGGACCGGAGAACTTTTATTTTGGATATCGCATTATATGGAAATTGGGTATCCACACTGGCACATGAAATGATTCATGTAAAACAATTTGCGAAAGAGGAATTGGACCCAGCATTAACTCGTTGGAAAACAAAGGACCATTCGCGAACAGAATACTGGGAACAACCTTGGGAAAAGGAAGCCCGACGATTGCAAGCTAAGTTAGTTGCAAACTTTGAAAAACAATTTGTTTAAATAGAGTTTACGCGCTCTTAGCTCAATTGGATAGAGCAACAGCCTTCTAAGCTGTAGGTTTCAGGTTCGAGTCCTGAAGGGCGTGCCAAATTTGCCTCGGTGGTGGAATTGGTAGACACAAGAGACTTAAAATCTCTCGCCCGGTTGGGTGTGCCGGTTCGAGTCCGGCTCGAGGTACCATATATAGGAGACAAAAATGGATATGTTTGGAGTGTGGATTATAATTGGAGTAAATATTCTTGTGGTAGCATTATTGGCACCTATGGTATGGGACCTTATCAAAAATGGATAAGAAAATACCTTTAAAAGGTGGAGACGAATATGACGCTCTTACCAACGCAAGAAGATTTTACAAATATTTAAATAGGTCAAAAGTGATTAAAAAGATTAAACGCAAGTATAACAAAAGGTTTAGAAAAAATGGAAAGGAGCAAATCAAATCCCGTAGCCAAGAACTTGAATAAGTTCAATAAACCAGCAACTCACAAAGACCGAAAGAAAGCAATGAAAAAAGGATACAAAAAACATAAAAACCAATGAGAGTTTTAGTAAAAAATTACGGTGATGTTAGAGTTTTCTATGACAGACCGTTTGGATATAAAAGGTACATTGTTGAATGGCCAGACCACACGCAAATGTTTAGTGGTTTATGGTATAAGGAAAGCAAGGTCCTTGAACTGGTGGAAGGACAGCTGGCGTAGCACAATTGGTAGTGCAACTGATTTGTAATCAGTAGGTTGGGAGTTCGAGTCTCTCCGCCAGCACCATATATGGAAAAATTATGAAGGCAATATTATTTGATGTAGATGGAACACTTACCGAATCAAGGCGAGTAATGGATTCAGATTTTAGAAATGAGTTTATCCAATTCTGCTCACAAAATGATGTATTTCTAGTCACAGGAAGTGACAAACCAAAAACGATTGAACAAATAGGGCTCCCAGCTTATAACGCTGTAAAGGGAGCATATCAATGTAATGGTAATGAATCATGGCGTGATAGCCGACTTGTAAAAAAGAATGATTTTACTGCTGATTATGATTTTAAACATTTTTTATTAAATGAAATCAATCGTAATGATTATAAAATTAAAACTGGTAGTCATGTAGAGTTCAGAACCGGTATGTGTAATTTTAGCGTCATAGGTCGTAATTGTAATCAACAACAAAGAGAAGAATATTATCATTGGGACATTAAAACAAAGCAACGCGAAAAACTTGCCTCAAAGATTATGAAGACATTTCCAGATTTGACAGCATCACTTGGTGGTCAAATCAGCATAGATATATACCCTAAAGGTAAAAATAAAGCACAGGTCGTTCAAGATCTCATTGACGAAGGTTATACAGAAATGGATTTCTTTGGCGATAAGTGCGAATATGGTGGAAACGATTTCCCATTATCAGAAACAATACGCCTTGCTAAGCTTGGAAATGTTTATAAAGTAGATAATTGGGAACACACTAGGAGAATTATAAATGAGCAGAGTTAGATATACATATAACCACCCAGTAAAAGAGGGTGTGACTCTAGAAGTAGTTGGTAAGGAAGAAAAAATTGAAGGCGATACAACATATGTCCGTCGTATTGATGGCTACATTATTGATATCCCAACAGCGAATATAACCAATAAGGAAACATTAGATACATGATACGTTCAGAAAAAGGCGAAAAGAAAATTGATTGGTATGTTAAATGGATGGCATCAATTTTGGTATTATCCGCAATCATTTTCAGGTCAGCTGGAGCAGAATATCACACGCTTGATATGTATTTCAGCGCAGTCGGCATCGGCTTATGGCTTTGGGTATCTCTTCTTTGGGAAGACAGAGCTCTGATTCTATTAAATGGAGTCGCCTTTATAGTATTGTGTATTGGTATTATGCGAGACCATGGTCAATGGTGGTTGACTTTTTGGCAAAACCTGTTATAATATACACAATGAAAATTTACTTCTCCTCTTAACTCAGCTGGATAGAGTACCTGGCTACGAACCAGGAAGTCGGGAGTTCGAATCTCTCAGAGGAGGCCAATTTAAGGATACTATATAATGGATATAAATGAAAAAACCAAATTGCTAGAAGCATTAAAGGCAGGAACTGTGACAGTGACTTTTCGTAAGATTGACACAGGCGAATTAAGAATTATGCCTTGTACATTAAACCCATCTGTGTTAGAAGCAAATGGTGTGACTACCAAAGTTTCTGTTTCAAATACTGATACGGAAGCATTTCCGGTTTGGTCATTAGATAAAAACGCATGGCGTTCATTTAGACTTGACACTGTCGAAGGTTGGGAAGTACTATAATGGCAAAGTGGCCAAAATCAGTACCCTGGCATGATGGTGAAAGAAAGCATTGGAAATTTGATAATGGTTATCAAATCTCATTAGTTCGTTTTACTGGCTCTTATGGCTGGAAAAAGAAACTTTGGGAATTGGCAATCATGAAAGATGGAGGATTTGTAGACCCGCCTGCAGATGCAATGGAAAATATATTAGATGACTATCGTAAAGCCGATGAAGGCATATATGGTTATTTAAAAGATCCGGATGCGGACCGGATTATAGAAATGGTGAGGAAGTTATAATGCCAGTTAAATTAGGAAAATCAGCAAGAAAGGTAGTACGAGGAGCGTCAAGGCCTTCATTCGAATATACTCATGATTATTTAAAAGTATATTCCAATGCGGCTTTATGTGAAAAATATAATGCTTCTAATACTAAACCAAAAGACAAAAGAAAAATTAAAATCGAAATTGATAGACGAAATAAAATCGGTAAAGCAAATATAGTTTTTGGAATACCCGAAAGTGTTTAATTTCGACAAAAATTTTTTAATGAATATGAGTCCGCTATTAATTGTTTCTATAATTATGATTATATTAGCAATTGCGTATGGGCTTACCAGAGATGAGGTAATAGGTTATACTGAACATGGTGTACCTGTGTATAAAAGTGAAATAGAGGAACCAGAATGAGAAATGCAGAAATAAGAAAAGTTCAAGTTCAAGGTAATAATGAATCCGGTTCGGCCGGACCAGACACAATGTATGTTGTCGATCTTTTTGAAAATAACAAACTTGTGCAGACAAGAGAATTACCTGGAAAAAGTCAATCATATGCAAATGATGTAGTTGAAAACTGGAACTCAGGTTTAATTCAACTATTAATTGACTGATAAATAGTCGTATGGATTATTTTATTGCAAATACAGTTTCGGGTCGTATCTTTACTCATTTGGAAGGAGACGATGCAAACAATGCAGTCGAACTTGGGTTTACAGCGAATAATGGACTTACAGTAGTCTATGTAGAAAATGGAAATGTCACTACACCAGAAAGTAAATGGTACGATAGTTTATCCAATACAGCAATTGATAAAACGCAAGTCAGTCTAACATATTCTCACTCACATACTGAAATGGATTTCTTTTCAGAAGTAGAAGTACCTGGAATTATTGACCCAGAAACAGGTGATGCTGTAAGAATCGGTAGAGGCGATATACCAGAAGAGCCAAATATGGTCCTATTGAACGATTATGACTTAATTACAGTGCCGGCAAACACCGTAGTGACAATCTCAGACATACCTAATGATGGTGATACATATATCATGGTTAATAACGAGCCTATCAATTACACAGATACATTATCATTAACAATCACACAACAAACCATAGTAGATATTAATTCGCCTAAATATTATGACAAGGTCATAGAATTAAAGGTAGAATAAATGCCATCTAGTAGAGCAAATAACCCGTTAAATTACAATGATGTAGGAACATACTACGGCGGATTCGCTGCAGCCGGGAACTGGAGAAATAGAGATGGTTCTTGGGCGTGGGGCGCAATGACCGGTTCAGCTGATACTTATAGAGTAAGAGGAAGACCAGTATTTTTACCAGGGCCAGGATACGAGCGACTTCAGTTTTGGTTCTATTCTAATGGATGGTATCTTCGTTTTAGTCCTTCTCCATTCCAGCGCGTGTCCACAGATTATGGTAATCCTATATCAGACGATATGTATTATTATGGTAATAGTACATCTGCAAGTTATCCCTCACAATTTTCTGGCGTTTGGTCAACGAGTAATATAATGCGATGGTTTGGTGGAAGACGCTACTATTTCTTCCAATGTCACAATAATGTAAGTGGTTATAGAGCAATACTACCTTATTATTGGTATACCTCCGATAGAAGATTAAAAGAAAATATCAGCTTTATTGGCCGACGTAATGGACATAAGATTTATAAATGGACCTGGAAAGATGGTCTTAATCTAGGACCAACAACTGGTGTGATTGCTCAGGAAGTTCAGGAATATATGCCAGAAGCAGTGGCCAAAATGGATAATGGTTATTATAAAGTAAATTATGGAGCATTAGGATTATGAATGAAGAATGGCCGGAAGGTTATGTACCAGAACCAGCTGAAACAACTCCTATGGAGCCACAAAATATAGTCACTACTAGCAGTGGACTTGATGTACAGATTTTAACACCAGATAGACAAGACGAGGAAGTTCCTGTTTTGGAGTGTATTGAATTAGCCAAACAAAAATGGTTGGCTGATAATCCAGGTTCAACAGAGCTTGGTTGGGAGCTTGTCTCGGATTTTGAACGAGATGAGTATTTGGAAGAACAAATGCGAAATGCCGGTTATACGAAAAGTATTGTCAACGGTTTCGCACATTACGAGTAATATATTATGCCTAATTACAAAGGACACAATGTCGAAGTACTGACACAAGCTAAAAAGAAAATAATTGATGATGCAACACAACCTTATAATGGGCTTTCAGCAGGACCTTTCAGAACTTCATTTGATAAAATGGAAGGCGTGTTTAGAAAAGAAGTTGTAAGTTATAAAGTCGTAAATGGATATTTGCAGAAAGAAACTGCAAAGAGAGAATTTAGAGATGGAGATTACCATGATACGGTATCCATCGAAACACTACATAAAGTAGATTAAGCAAAAGGGGCGCAATGCCCCTTTTTATTATTTACCGAAAGCTTTTCCAGCCTCAGATATACCAAAAGCACCTAATGTCACAACAACGAATGATGTGTAGATAGTATCGGAAATCAATAAATCTTGTCCCCAGAATGCTGTCACAAGGTCACATATACCAAATGCAACCATTAACGCAAAACTCATGAACCCGATAATTGATTTCTCATTAATATCATTTTCGTCACGGAACAGGGCACCAAATGAAAATTTCTGTTGAGGTTTTGCAGCTGCAGTTGCAATCTGTAATTCCTTAGAAATTTTTTCCATTTCTTTGATTGTATCTTGAGCTTCATCAAGCTTTAATACCATTTCAGTATATTTTTCAATATCAATGGTAGCTTGACCTTTGCCGGTGTCTACTGTTTCTTTTGCCATTTTATTTTACCTCAGATTTCCATAATGTCCAAGCACCATAGAGTAAACCACCCCATGCCACTAGGTCAATCAATCCACCAAGTAAAAGATATCCACCACAAACGGCAATGATAACACCACCATCTAAAGATGTTCTCTCACCTAATCTTGCAAGTACCCAATCTTTTCCAAGATGCCACATGCCCTTTAATGAATCGAAATTTAACATATAGTTCTCCTTATTATATAGCTCTAAACAATATGTTCAGACCTACTTCTTTTAGCGGTGTGACGAACACCATTTTTTGTCACATAAGGTTTTGTAAGACCTTTTGTTCCTTCTTTACCAAACAAGAAACTTGCTATCGCTATAAAAGTCGGAACAAGTAATGCAACTAATAATACACCGTCAATCATTTTTTAAACCTTAAAATTTACTGAAACTCCACAACCACAGCTTGATACTTCTTTAGGATTTACAATTTTAAAATATTCGTTGAGTCCTTCCTGTATCCAATCTAACGTTGAACCTTCTAAATAAGGAATGGATAACTCATCAATTGCTATTTTAAATTTACCAAAATCTAAGAGAACATCATCTTTGTGAGTCGTATCAGCGTAAGTAATAATATACTCCCAGCCAGCACAACCACCACCAGTGACACCAAGTCGGATAGTATCTCTGCCACCTTCCTTCGTTCTCTCAATCGCCTTAAGTATTGCTGCATCTGTTAATTCAATCACTTTTTCTTTTCTAATTTCTCTATTCGTTTTAGTAATGCTGCGATTTCATCTTTTAATTCTGTAGCACCACCAGGAGCAACAGGAGGATGTGAGTCTCTCTCTAATGTTGCAATCCTTTCAGAAACTAGTGGATATTTTTCATGGAACTTTTTATCTTGTTTAATTAAATCTATGCCAAGTCTATCCTCAGCCCATTTATCAATCTTTAATAACCAAGGTTGCATAAAACTGAACGCGCCTGTAGTAGCCAACTTTAATATAATATTCTTAAAGATTGTAAGTATAAAAGAAATCACAATTATATCCTTTATTTTTGTTATTGTGCTATTATTTATAAATACTTTCAGTATATCCAATGATTTAACAACTCAACAGAGGTGAATTGATGTCAAATAACTTAAAAGAATTAACAAGAGCACACCACGATAGTGCAGAAAGAACAGAATTTGCAGACATGCTTATGTCTGGCCAAATTAGTCCAAAATTATACCAAGAATATCTACACGCACAACTTCAAAACTATATGGTATTGGAATCAGCTGTAAGTGTCCCAATGGAGCTAGAACCAATTTTTCGCTCTACATTAATTGAAGATGATTTACAAGAATTAGAGAATCTTTTCAATTTAGACGAAATCGAAGATAATCTACAATCAACAATAGAATATAACCATCATATCCAAACACTTATGGAAGATGGAAATAATGATGCTTTAATAGCACATCTATATGTAAGACATTTTGGTGACGCCCACGGTGGCCAAATAATCAAAAAGAATGTTCCCGGCAGTGGTAGAATGTATGAATTTGATGATAGACCAGGCTTAATTAAGGGTGTAAGAGAACTATTACATGATGGAATGGCTGATGAAGCAAAAAATTGTTTTGAATATGCTGAAAGACTTTTCCATGAATTAATGGAACGATACCAAGAAAATCCAGAAGAATATTTACCGGAAGCTGCATTGCTTGCTCAAGCAAATGGATATCTAGAAGACTACGAATAATGGAAAGTGAATTATTTGATAGGCTGAGGGTATTGTCAGGCGAACTTGTTTCGCTGTTTGATAAAAGTATGACACGGTATGACAATCCTAAACATACAGCAGATTTAGATGGTTGGAAAGATGCATTTTGGAAAAGCGATACAATTCGAAAAGCTCACCTCAAAACAATAGAGCCAGTTGGAAAGAATAAACTCTGGCTCATGCACATTAATATTTTCCCACAATTTGATGTTGACCTTCCTATCTTTGGTTTGGATATAGTAGCGAATCCTAAAAAGATCTCAGGTTGCTTTTGTGATTATTCACCTACATCTGAAAGATACCATCCTTTCTTAGATAAGTTTAAATTAGAAACATCTGGTTTGACTTGGACAAGAGCAAGAGAAATGCCAGATTGGGCTCAAGAAATTTTCAGTCCTAATATTGTAGGTGCTGGTTCAATACGAGAAGGAGAGGAGACAGACCAACTCTGTCAGATGGCCTTTAATCTTGCTTCCTTTTATTGTATGGAAATGGATAACCCAGTTCATCAAAAGGTAGATGGGCTGAATACAAGAGATGCTCAAAACAAATATTGTCGTAATCAGAAAATGAATAGAATGCTTCATTCATCAATCCTTGCAATGGGGATATCTGAAGAGCGCAAGAACCAATATGTTGAAGATGTACTCTTTGAAGAAGTATAATTCACCTGTATAGGTTTTGTAATAATTATTCCGAACGGGAATATAATGTATTACGCAATATTAACAAAAAATTAACACAAAATTGAGGTCCTCCGGTATATATAATTGCGTTAGGGAATGATACTTTCCGAAACACAATGTTTCTTTTGGTATCACCTAACACAAAATTTATCCCCAAATCTTACAGGAGAAAAAGCTATGAATAAGCTTGTGGCCGCGCTGTGCGTGCTTTTAGGTATTGGAACCATGTCGGTTCAGGCAGATGAGTTATACTCTTACACTGCAAAATTAAATGAAGAAGGCGAATATTGTGCTCGGATTGAGTACTTGGGTGTCAATAATCTTCCCGTGAAAAGAACTAAGTGTCGTACATTGGAAGAGTGGTATGCGCGTGGATACCTGATTACAGAAGTTGGTCAGCCAACACCTACTCTACAAAACTTTGAAAATGGTGGCTGGTAGGTCCAGAACAATGATTAAAACAATTCGCAATATTTTTGTTGTTGGTTTCTTTGCTGTAGTTTCAATTGCAGGACTACTCTATCCCATTTTAAACCCCACCCAATATGCTGAATTAATGCGTCATCAGTTCTATATCCCAATGGTACAACACAATGTCCCTATGTGTCTCGTAGCAGAAATGGAACACCCAGCTGAATTTCCAACTCTTACTTGCGACAAACCCCTACTCGCATAAATAGGTTGACAATTCAGACATAATGTAGTATAATGGTCGGACCAATGAGGAAACTTGTTGGTTCGGCTTCTTATCAGCTGAAAAAAGGTGTTGACTTTTTCTTTTAATCGTGTTATAATAACAAACATTATACACGGCCAATATATTGGCAACTTTTTTAAGAAAACGGTTGACAAAAGTGGCAAAGTAGGATATAATAGAACCAAATACAATGCAAAAACAAAAAGGGGAAGAATCCGAAATGTCTGTAGTAGCATTAACACCAGATAAAATACATCATGAGATAAGCAAACATATATCCAAGGGAGTTCCCTATATTGATGCTTTAGTTCACTTTGCTGAACAGAACGAAATTGAAATTGAAACCATTGCACAGATTGTAAAGAAATCTTCTATACTAAAAGAGAAGATTAAAACTGAAGCAGTAGGTTTACGAATGGTAGAAAAAGACAATGAGCCAGATATCACAGACCATTGCAAGTGATAAATCATTCGAAGCGTATATTAAATTTAACGCAATAAAAAGACATTTTACTACAGATAACTACGATTATTTCAAGTATAACGGAAAAGTAAGAGCAAATTTTGATACTTTTATCAGCAGAAATGACGCTTACAGTTTCGCTAAACTTGCAAAAAGAGAAGATTATGAGAACTTAATTCTTGCTAATATACTCAGGAAGCCTGACATCTGGGTCCGAGAAATTTTGGACGAGGAGTCGGAAGAAAGATATATATTATGGAAGAAGAAAATTGAAGCCTTAGGCTACAATTTCAAAAGTGAGTTGGGAAAACTCAATGAGGATTACCAACAAAATTTTATATCACGGGATGGCCAACACCCTTATATAATGTCACTGTATTTGCAAAAGCAAATCAGTCTTGAAACATTGACCATCTTGGCACATTCTGCAAATATTTTTTCGTATTGGAACGAAAAAGTGGTTGACAAAATTGTAGCTTGTGATATAATAAGACTTGTTAGAAAATATAAACCTTTTCTAGCATATGATGAAAAGAGGTTCAAGAACATTGTTCGCGAATACTTCTTCTAATCGCAATATAACGCAATATAACGCTATACACAAGGAGACTAAATATGGCACTTACAGACTTTTCTTCGCTCAAGAAGAACAGAAAAAATACTCTCGATAAGTTGAATTCTCAACTCGAGAAAATCGCAAAACCATCTTACCAAGACCCTAACGAAGGTAAATTTTGGAAACCTACTAGAGATAAAGCTGGTAATGGATTCGCAGTAATCCGTTTCTTACCTGCACCTCAAGGTGAAGAAATGCCTTTCGTAAGGATTTGGGACCATGGATTCCAAGGACCTACAGGTCAGTGGTATATCGAAAACTCATTAACCACTTTGGGACAGGACGACCCTGTTTCTGAGTACAATTCCAAACTCTGGAATTCAGGTATTGAGGCTGATAAGGAACAAGCAAGAAAACAGAAGCGTAGGCTGAAGTACATTGCTAATATCTATGTTGTGAAAGACTCAGCAAATCCAGAAAACGAAGGCAAAGTATTCATGTACCAATTCGGTAAGAAAATCTTTGACAAGTTAAATGATTTAATGAATCCTTCATTCGAAGATGAAACTCCTGTCAATCCATTTGATTTATGGGAAGGTGCAAACTTTAGACTGAAAATTCGTCAGTTCGAAGGTTATCCTAACTATGACAAATCTGAATTTGACCCTGCGACACCTTTATTCGAAGATGATGCAGAGTTGGAGAGAGTATGGAATGAAGAACATTCCCTCCAGGAACTACTTGAACCTAAAAACTTCAAGTCTTATGCTGATTTAAAAACCAAACTCTACAGAGTTCTGGATTTATCGTCAGACACAACCGAACAGGTTGCAACATCAAGCTTTGATAATGACACAGGAGACTCTTCTGATGACCTTGACTTGAGTAATCTATCTCAATCTGCACCAGAACCTTCTGCACCAGTTGCTGAAACCCCTGCGGCCAGCACTGATGACGATGATGACGATCTATCAATCTTCAAAGAGCTTGCTAGAGGCTAATTTGGTATATAAGGCAAGTGGGCTTCAAAAGCGCTCGCGATTAAGTTCGTGTACAGCGCGGCCCACCTCTGCCGCCTTTAAGGAGAAACTATGTCAATAAAACCAGAAACCGTACTTGACTTCGATTTCGGCTTTACAGCTATGACCGAAGATGAGTTAACCGTGGTGCAAGAAACTAGAGAGGCTGCAGAAACTGCATCTTCCTCAGCTGAAATCGCATCACAAAAAGCACAACTTTTATATGACGCAATCACGCCACTGTTAAATAACCTTAAGGCGAATCCTGAAAAAGATTATATCTATTGGCCGGACCGTTATGCAAAACTTGATGCGTTTGCAGATAAATTACATCAAATATTAACTGGAGAATTATAATGAGTTTACTTGATAAAATGCTCAAAGCAGGTTCAGTAAAATCTTCTAACGTTCTCTCCAAATCAGCATTCTTCCAAGAAAAAGACCCAATTAAAACCGAACTACCGATTGTCAATATTGCATTCAGTGGTTCGCTTGATGGTGGTTTAATTCCTGGATTAACTGTTGTTGCGGGTGAATCAAAGAGTTTTAAAACCTTGTTAGGTCTTTATTGTATGAAGGCTTACCTAAACAAATATAAAGATGGCGTTGCCCTCTTATATGATTCTGAATATGGTATTACACCAGAATATTTGGAAAGTTATAACATTGACACAGACCGTGTTATCCACATTCCAATCGAAGATGTTGAACAATTAAAATTTGACATCACTAAAAGATTAAATGAGATTGACAAAGGTGACCGTGTATTTGTTATGATTGACTCAATCGGAAACCTTGCTTCTAGAAAAGAGGTTGAGGATGCCGAAAATGAGAAAAGTGTTGCCGATATGTCACGTGCGAAACAATTGAAATCGCTCTTCCGTATCGTCACACCTAAATTGACTGGCAAGGACATTCCTTGTATTGCGGTCAACCACACTTACAAGGAAATTGGATTATTTCCTAAAAACATTGTATCAGGTGGTACTGGTATCTATTATTCAGCTAACCAAATCTTTATTATTTCCAAAGCACAGGAAAAAGATGGAACAGAACTTGCTGGATTTAAATTTACTATCAACATTGAAAAATCAAGATATGTAAAAGAGAAATCAAAACTACCATTCACAGTCTTATATGACTCTGGAATCCAAAAATGGTCAAGTCTATTTGAACTCGCTCTTGAAGGTGGGTGGTTGACAAAGGCCACACAAGGATGGTATAATGTAGTGGATAAATCAACAGGTGAAATTCTTGGCTCTAAACGAAGAGCAAAAGACATTGAATCTGATAATGAATTCTTCGAAGGCTTAATTGCTGACAAAGAGTTCAATGCTTTTGTTGAAAAGAAATATAAACTAACTATGGTGGAGGCAGAAAGTGCTCGAGAAGACGATATTATCGAACCTGATACTGAATGAAGAATACAGTCGTAAGGTATTTCCTTATTTAAAGGAAGACTATTTTGATGATACCGCTTATCGTAAGCTATTTTCTACTGCATTTGATTATGTTGAAAAATACAAAGAGCCTCCTTCAAAAGAGGCTTTACGTATTGCACTTGACCACCGTTCAGATCTAAATGAGGATTTATATTCACAGACATCTGAACTGATTGATAATCTAGAATTAGATAAATCTACAAACCTTGACTTCCTTTTATCTGAAACAGAAAAATTCTGTCAAGATAAGGACCTTTATAATGCTATTCGTAGGTCTATCAACATTCTAGATGGTCAGGATTCTGGAATCGGCAAGGGCGAAATACCAAAACTATTATCTGATTCGTTGGGTATTAGTTTTGACCAATCAGTTGGTCATGATTTCCTAAATGATTATGATGATCGTTATGAACATTACCACAGAAAGGAAGAGCGTATTCCTTTCGATATTGATATATTAAACAAAATCACCAAAGGCGGTCTACCTCGTAAATCTATGACTGTGTTATTGGCAACAACTGGTGGTGGTAAATCATTGGTAAAATGCCACATGGCAGCTAATCATCTGATGTATGGTAAAAATGTTTTGTATATTACAATGGAAATGGCTGAGGAAGAGATTGGTCGCCGTATCGATGCCAATATTATGGATATTACGTTAGACGAAGTAAATGAAATCCCACGTGATGTTTATGAAAAGAGAATGGCAAGATATAAAACCAAAACACCTGGTAAACTTGTAATTAAAGAGTTCCCAACTGGTAGTGTACACTCTGGTCACTTTAGACATTTATTAAATGAACTTCGTTTGAAAAAAGGCTTTCAGCCTGATGTAGTATATTTGGATTATCTTAATATATGTGCTTCATCTCGAGTTCGTGGCGCGGCTGCAGCAAATAGTTATACATTGGTAAAATCTATTGCTGAGGAAGTGCGTGGTCTTGCAATGGAATATAATTGTGCAATTGTCACATCATCACAGTTCAATCGTGATGGTTATGGCAATTCAGATGTTGACTTGACAAATACATCGGAATCAATGGGTATCACTCATACTGCTGATGCAATATTTGGTCTGGTCAGTTCTGAATATCTTGATGAATTGAATCAACTCATGATTAAACAATTGAAAAATCGCTGGGGCGATATCAGTTATTATCGTAGGTTCCTTGTTGGTATTGAACGTGCCAAAATGAAAATCTATGAATTAGAGGAATCAGCACAGAAAAATATAGACATTGAAGGACCTGGTGGTGGGTCTGGAAAAAAGATTCAAGTTGATGATGGACCAGTGTTTGATAAAACAGACATTGGAACAAGGCTCAGTAGACGAAAATCCAAGAATGTTTTTGCAGACACTGTAGACTTTAGATAAAAGAAACTTTATAAATAGTTTAGTACTAGTATACTAAATTATAGCATTTAAAGGGTGTCAGATGAAACGCTTCGGCAATTATATTACAGAAGGCTCAATTCTTAAACCAGACTACGTAGTAGGTCATAAATTTGTTTTTAAAGGTAATGGCTTTAAAGAGCTATTAGCTTTAGGTTATAAGAAAGATGATATATTCGAGGTTGTATCTGAAAATCCTAATGCATTAGAGGTTGGACCACAGGGTGGTGATTTTGTAAAACACCTTAAAGGTCCTGATGGTCGTATCATTAAAATCACAGGTGGCTCCGCGTCGGCCAAATCGGGTAATTTCACACACCTACCCGCGGCCGGCTCACCTCCGAAAGCAGCAGAATGGGAAGATCTCATTGTATATGCTTATAATAAGATTAATAATCAACCCACAGATGAAGCCACATCTGAAGTAGCATTAAAATACTGGGATTTATATTCTGAAAATGCTACAACAATTGCTAAAAATTTCAATAGAGCCTTAAAAACGAATCGTATGGTCCAAACTGGTCGCGGAGGCGCGGTTGGTAAAGTAGAATTAGGTCCATTTTGGAAAGAAACAGGTGCAGGAGATAAAACTCCAAAAACCGATATCGCATCAGCTGACTTTAAAGAGAAGGTATCTTTGAAAAAGACAGGTGGTTCTCAATTGGCATCAGCTGAGAAAAAAGAAGGTATCGCCATTGTTAAGTCTGCACTTGCTGAAATGGGTGCTCAACCAGGTTTCGCAAAAGATCTTTTAGACGCAATGGAAGAAAAAATGACTAAATTGATTAGTCGTGAAACTACTGGTAGTTTAGAAGACGCGGCCAAGGCTGGTAAAAAGACAGCAGAGGTACTTGATTACCAGAAAAAGGATGCTCAAAATAAGGAACTTTCAATAATGCTTGAAAGTTATATTAACCAAAATACAGCAGCAAATTCTTTATTCGCAAAACATGTTGTATTTGAAGCTTCTACTGGTAATAATAAATTCGGTTCTCCATCATCAAAGGCTGCAGCAAATTTATTAGGAAAATTTGACCCATCTGGTTCAGTTGTAATAGAACCAATTAGGAGTGTAAACGACCCTATTATTTCAAAATACGCTAAAAATGTCAAACCTTATGTTGCATTTAAAAAGGGTGGAGCAAGTCCAGCCTATTCTGCATTCCGATTAGGTTTATCAAAAACAAATGAAGAATTTGAAACATTTTCTTCCATAGTTCTAAATGAATTAAATAGCCATAAAGAATTCCAATCATTATTAACAGAGGACTTTTTACAAGAAGGACCTTTTGATATGCTTCGAAAAGCAGGAGTTGCAATTAGAAGTATGGGTAAAAAAGCACTTGGCTTTTTGAAGAGAGTAGTTGATAATATTATGGCTAATGTGAAAAAAGTATTTAAAAGACTTGTATCGGCTGGTAAAAGCATGTTTAAACGATTAATGGCATTCTTTGGATTGGATATATCTTCTACGAGAGGTATTCCTGGTGGGGTATCTCTATAATGAAAAGCTTTTTAGAGTATAAAAAGACACCACCTATTGATGTCGAAGAAGGACCAAACGATCCAGCAATTTTTAAAGCAATATTTCTTGCGGGTGGTCCAGGCTCTGGAAAAAGTTTTATTTCGGGTAAAACAGGTTTACCTATTCTTGGATTTAAAGTTGTCAATTCAGATATTTCGTTTGAAAAGGCAATGAAAGATGCTGCTCTGGAAATGAATCCAGAAAATATCTTTAGTGTCACTGGTCAGGCAATGAGAGATAGAGCTAAGAAAATGACTGCTATAAAGAAAAAGATTTTATTAAGAGGTCGTCTTGGTTTAGCCATTGATGGTACTGGACGCGATTATTTAAAACTCAAAAATCAAGCTATAGAATTAAAAACATTAGGTTATGATGTGGCCATGATTTTTGTGAATACAGACTTAGATACAGCGTTGGAAAGGAATAGAAATCGTGAAAGAACATTACCCGAACCGGCTGTTGTTAAAATGTGGAAAGATGTGCAGACAAATATTGGACGCTTCCAAAGTTTATTTAAAGATAATTTCATTATTGTTGACAATTCTACTGGTAGTAATTGGCAGAAAGCTACTACGAAAGGATTCAAATTCGCACAACGATTTGCAAATAAACCAGTCCGACATGTCAAAGCAATAAAATGGCTTGCACAATTCCGAAGTGGTCAAATGGAAGGTTGCATGGACTTGGAGGATATGAAACTTGTAGAAAGTATCATTGATATCCCAAGAAGAACATATGCACCCGCTGTATTTGATAACGAGGAATCTGATAATCCAAAAATCAAACCAAGTGTAAAAGAATTAATTAATAAACAAT